TTGTCCCGGCTTGAACGCCGTTCGAGGTGCTTTTCTGTCTGTTGTTTGTCTGTTAGCAGACATAATTTTTCACCCCCTAAAACGCAAAAAACCCCTTCAAGGGCACAATTTATATTCAAGAGACTATCATAAACTCTGAAAGGGACATCATCATCACATTTGTAAATGATAAAATTATATCAGGTTTTTACGTATTTTCAATTTCAATTTTATTTCATTTTTATTTCAAAAATATTTCAATTTTATTTCACAAAAGTTCCGAAATACCGCTTAGCAAGCGCGATTAATTCTTTATTTCTTCGCCAGAAAGTTGTATCAGAGACGCAAATTTTATCTTTGATAAATTCTTTATCTTCGTGCTCAATGTATCTTAGTCGCAAAATCCCGCTCATCTGTTGAACCCTGAGCGAACTCCCTTTTAAGTCGCCCATGAGTTTTTGAATAGGCTTGACTTTCTTCTCGAGCTTTGTAATTTTCTTTTCTAAGACAAATCCCTGATTGACGGTATTAGAAACCGGGTCGCCCTCGCCTGACGAGTTATTAATCTCATAAGACTGACCGTGAAGCGACATAAGCCCGTTTAATTCTTCCTGTAGGCATTCTATTTCCGCAACATTAGCTTTGTAGTCATATAAGCACCGTTCGACGTAACCCATAATTCGCTCCTTTGTTTATTAATCTTCCTTGTTTAGAACAAGTTTTGTCTTAGCTATCTTGCCGTAAACTCTTTTGACCGTCAATAAATCGATCTGAGTATCATCTTTAATTACCCCTGCGCGTGCTAAACAATCCTGTAACGCCTTAACGCGGTTATCAATGTCCCAGCGCCGTTTGTCCGAAGCAGTAAATTCAATACTTAAGATCATACGCCCCGAATAAGGCCATTCCGATATTTCATTCACGACGTAATCTTGATAGGCTACACACTCTTTTGAGCGAAATCTGCGCCCTTTCGCGTTGATATACATGTGATTGACGGTCGGGGGGAGACCGTCTAATTCCAGATTAAAAATTTCGAGCATAATTTTTATTTTTTATCCTTCGAATAGAAAACTCGTAATTTTACGTATAGGCACTAAGTAATTTTCTTTTTTCCCTGACAGGAGGGGAAACTATGTCAATATAATTATAAATATATATAAATACTATATATATATTGACATGGGGTGTGTCAATAAGCGTGTCAATAAGTTAAATTTGTGTCAATATAATTATAAAACCTTATGATTACAGCGTTTATAATTTTATTGACACGGGCGGAGCGTTATTGACATAGATATTGACACGGCCTGTGTCAAAAAAAAATCAATGTTCATCAGCGTTTATTAATTTATTGACATATTGCCCCCTTCTCATAGAAATTTAAGCTCTGGCGACCGAATATTCAGTGCCTTTATTTTCGCCTCGTTTAGTTAATTTATTAGCTCTGACAAGCTCCGATATAATTTTCCTTAACATTCTTTCCGACACGTTGCCGTCAATTTCGCTTAAAGCGATCTGTCCGATAGAGAACCATTCACCGGGGTTGAAATTATCTACTAAGTAGTTCCAGACTGCGACGCGTGAGCCTCCGCTGTCTTCGGGATCGAGATTAGTTTCAATGACGCTGTGCCCGTAAATGTCTTCGGCTATCTTAAAATTAAACGGTCTGAACGATCTAAACCATGATTTAAGAGGCCTGACCTGTAAATTTTCCTCGTCTCCCTGAACGTGTTCAATTCCTATAATCAAGCCTACGAGCCTGTTTAGAATACTTGACCCGATTACGTCATCTTGATTTAATAATAGCGTTCTTTCTTTAGCTGTACGTTTCCGGCTGTGCTGATTTAGGACTACAGCTATATTTTTGTCGCGTGTTATAGTTGTAAGGTAACGCATGATCGGCTTCATTTCCGTAGCTTTATTTTCGTCGCTTTCATGAAAAGACGGGAAAGTATCGAAAAAAACAATATCGGGATTGACTGCTTTAATTATATCTTTGACGTTGTCAAGACCTTTCCCTTCTTCTATATCGTCAAGCATGAGGCTTTTTCCCTGACTTTCATATTTGTACTGATCTGCGACTATGACGTTGTCAGGATTAATCGGCCATTTGAAGCTCGCCCCGCGTCGGAGTAACATTTCGTAGCCTGCTTCGGCTGCGAATACTAAGCATTTTCGAGGCGGTTCATTTTCAGCAATTCCGTCAAAGAAAATTCCGCCCATGCTTAAGTCTGAAACCGTTTTTTGCATAAACACAGTCTTGCCTGTGCCGGGCGGAGCAACGACTGCTGAGATAAATCCGCGCGGGAAAATCCCGCCTATAAATTCTTGCGGCGGAAGCTGAATAGACGGATCTAATTTCCCGAGCATTCCTACGACGTCAATATGATTAAAATATTTTTCGCGGCTATTTTCGTCCATCAGAAACTGTCGAAGCCCTAATTTCCCGTCTAACATAGCTTTTCTTGCTTCATTATCTCCGTATTTAATAGCGTAGTCGTCCCAGTCTGAACCTTCGGGATTTTCAGGATCGAAAGGCGGGGCGATGTATCCTTTTGCGTAACCTTGAGCGACAAGTTCCTTAGCTTTCTCAAGACCGGGATTAAATCCGCGTTTTTTGAATGTAGCTAAATCGTTGTCGGCCATAATAATAATCGGTCTGTCCTGAAATTTACCGCGTAAAGCAGGAACTACTTTTCCTAAATTCCCGCAGTTCATAGCCGCAACGATGGGGTACCCTGTGATCTGATAAATTTTAGCCGCTGTAGCATATCCCTCAGCAACTAAAATCGGTTTGCCGTCGCCCTCTTTGAGCGTGCTTAGCTCTATGGAGAAAAACATTCCCGTAGCAGGAGCTCCGTAGAAAAAGAGTTTTTTCCCTTCTGTGTCGATAGTCTGCACGGATTGGATATTGCCGTTTATGTCCCGCAATGGTATAACAAGCTGCTCAGTTACTAAGTCTAAACGTATTCCGTAAGCCCTAACCTGTTTAGCGTCTAAATATCTGTGCCAAATTTCCGTACCTTCAAAGGACTTTTGAAAATACTCATAAGCCTTATAGGAAGCTTCTTCCTGTTGTCTTTTTATTTCAGCTTCACGTTTCTTGCGTTCTTTTTGCCATTTTTCAATATCGAAATCCGGCTTATTTGAACGTGTGAGCCCCTTCATATTCCATTTGAATCCGGAGTTAGGAGTAGCCCAGTCTTGAATAAAACCGGCGGGTATGCCGTCCGGATGGATAACATACGCGCCGTCTGTAGAGCCGTTTTTTCGCCCTTCGATTTGATAACGGTGAATTTTATCATCAAGAATTAACCATTGATCGCGTGGTTTTGCGGGGTACATGTTGTGTTCGCGCATGAGAGCTAAGACTTGATCTCTTATTTCGTCAGGGCTGATATTGTATTTCATGTAATCCATGATGATGGCTCTCCTAAAAAACGCGTTTTTGATTAAAACGGAGGCATATTGCTTGCAGGTTCTCCGAAATCAATCTCGTTGTTTTGCTGTTGCTGATTGCCCCAGCCCTCAAAGGTTTGCGACTGCTGCGGATTATAAGCATTTTGAGTTTGTTGTTGCTGCTTCGGCTTGCTGAGAGTGATTCTGATCGCGTCAGCACCTTCTCGGGCAGTAATGCCTGCGGGGTTAAAGCAGCGTTTGAGCATGATGTAAGAGTACTCGACCCCGTGGCTATCGGTATCTCTGAACATTGCGCCTGCGTTTTCCCAGTTGCGTTTTTTGTTACCGTTGCGGTCTTGATATTCTGATGTTGCGACGATTAAATCGTAGAGTTTAGTTGCCATGTTATTTTTCTCCTTCCTTTTCTTCGTATTCCTTTTTTGTATATTCGATTGCGAGGCGTTTGCCTTCGTTTTCAATCTTCATTCTCTCCGCCTTAGCTTCGATATAACTTGCGAGCGCGTCTGCGAGAATGTTAAAGCACAGCCCGCAGAAAAAAGCGATGATTATAGATATTCTCCCACTCCCTGTTCCAAATCTTGATAGCTTCTTCCTCACTGTCATAAAGAGATGTTTTGATATGACAGTTTCCACAAAAAATCCCAAAAACGTTTTCTCCTTCAATTTGTGCCTCCCCACCGCACAACGGGCAGGGCTTCAATTTTTCAGTCATGCTTGCGCCTCCTCATCTTCGCCGTCAATACGGGCCAAAAGGCTTTCCATTTCTTGAATTACCTCATCAATTTCTTCTCTTTCATCAGCCCCATTAGCTTTTAATTTGTAGATAAGACCGTCAAGTATTTCGTACATTTCCGGCGCGGCGGCGATTAAGCGGGCGTTTGCTTCGTTTATACAATCTCCAACTTGTTCTGTTTTAACCGATTGTATTGTCCAGTAATTGCCGTCGCCTTGTTTGTATTCCCACTTGCCTTTTGTGAACTCACTCATGAACGCAATCCTCCAATAAATACTTAAATTCGTTCTCCTCAAA